CGTCGTAACGATTCAAGGCGCGTTGGCAATTTTCACAGTGATTAATCATTTCAGCCTCCGTGTCGTTGTCGTTTGTCATAGTGAAGCTATCTTACACGCTAGCGTGAACAAATGTCAATAACTATTTTCACCTTAGCGAGAACTATTTTCTTGCGTGCGTGAATTGCTTGTGTTAAAGTGTGGCCGTGAAGATTAAAGATCCGATTACAACGATTGAGGCGGCGCGAATTCTGGGTTGCGATCCGTCAACCTTGCGGCATCGTATTCGTAATGGCAGACTTACGGCTGAGCGTGTCGGACGCGACCACTTTGTATCACGCAAGGTAATTGAGATAGAGCGCCACAATCGAGAACTAAAGCGTAACAACATTGTTGGAATTGAGGCTAATAAGGCGAGTGACTGAGATTCCGGCGCACGCACTGGCTCGTTAAAGTCTCTGTTCATACGACGGGAAGCGTCGATCGCCAAGCCAGCCGAAGGCAAAGAGATGATTTCCACATGATTTCCGTTTTTGAATGGACTGAGGAGCGTCAGCGAGCGGCGATGCTGCTGGCGGACGGTAGTACTCAGCAGGAGGTTGCTGCTGAGACGGGAGTTACTGATCGCACGATTCGCAACTGGCTTAACGATGAGCGATTTGCGGCAGAGGTTGACAGGCTCTCGTTGATGATTGGAACTGCCAACCGTGCTGAAAGACTGCGTATTGCCAACCGTGTAATCCGTGCTAAAGTCAAAGAAGGAATACCGGAAACAGAGAAAGATCTGCTTGACTGGCTGAAGTTCGCACAATCAGAAACCGATGGAATCAAGCTTGATTTCGGAAAAGTTGCAGCCGCCCTCGCTCAGGATGAAGCGGCTATGGCCGGTAGAGGATCGTCTACAGGAGATTCAGAGGGAGAACCAACTCCGGCAACAGACATCGTTAGCTAAAGTTGCCCCACGTAACGATGCCGAGCTAAAACGCTACCTCCTCACCGAATACAACGTCGTCATTCCTGACACCCAAGTCTGCCTGAATCATGCAACTCCATTCCGCGCCTTTTCTGACGCATACTTTGCTCGCTCTGGCGTTACCGTCTGGAAAGCGTCGCGTGGCTTGGGTGGTAAATCCTATCTGCTTGCATTGCTAAGTCATATTGAAGCGGAGCTGCTCAATGCTGAGGTTACATGTTTGGGCGGTTCAGGTGAACAGGCGCTGCGAGTACTGGAATACTTACAGCAACTCTCCGACGATCAGGAGAACACCAAGCGGCGCACTAAGTATTCAGGCGGCGGTAAGGTGACGGCGCTGATGGCGTCGTCTAAATCCGCTCGAGGTCCACACCCACAACGCATGCGGCTTGATGAAGTTGATGAGATGGAACTGAAGATCCTTGATGCGGCAATGGGCCAGCCAATGGGCACTGAGGCGGTGGCTAAGCAAACTGTCATGTCGTCCACCCATCACTATGCCGACGCAACCTTTACGGAAGTAATGAAACGAGCGGAGGAAAAAGGCTGGCCTGTTTACGAATGGTGCTACAAGGAGACAAGCGCGGAACCTGACGGCTGGCTCACCCATGAGGAAATCGACTCGAAGCGCGGCGAAGTTACCGAGTCAATGTGGAAGGCGGAGTATGATCTACAAGAACCATCGCCTGAAGATCGCGCTATCCTGCCTGAGCGAGTTGACCTGTGTTTCCAATCAGCACTTGGAACCTTCGAGGGCAGGTTAGGTGAGTCAATCGAGATCGAGCCTCCCGACCCTGAGGCTAAATATGCAACCGGGGCCGACTGGGCCAAGAAGAAAGACTACACCGTTATTGACACCTTTCGCGTTGACTGTCGCCCAATGCGTCGAGTGGCTTGGGTGCGACTGGGCCGCATGCCGTGGCCTATGATGATTGCAAAGTTTGACACGCGTGTGCAGCGGTATCCGGGCACGTCGTGTCACGACGCAACCGGACTAGGTGACGTAGTTGGCGATTATCAAGCGGTTAACGCTGAAGGCGTGGTACTATCCGGTCAGACGCGCAGTGACGTGTTCACCAAATATATCGCTGCGATTGAAGGCGGTCACGTCATCTCGCCAAAGATTCGCTATTGTGAAGGCGAGCATCGGTACTGCACGAATGACGACTTAGGCGGCTCAGGCCATCCGCCTGACTCGTTTGTTGCCGGGGCAATGGCCTATCGGGCAGCGTCAATTAAGGAGATTGAAGATCTCGACGAGGACGTGGCGCTGGATATTGACGGCTACCGAGGGCGGTGATGAGTGCGTGATATATCGATAACACCCGATGAACGGGAAGCGCGATTATTGGTCTTACACCGCCGTGCTGAGAATGGTGATCCTCTTGCTGCCGTAATACTACGTGAAATTGAAGGACTGTTATTTCCTGAAAGAGAGACGCCGCTAACATCTAAGTGGCTTGAGCCTGATTTATCAACCGAGGAACTTACAAGCACGCTATTACTAGAGGCGGAGCTAGAACAACAACGTAAGGAACAAACGTAACCGAGTGTGGCAACCATCATCCAAAGGTTCAGCATGGCAGCACGAGCAGCAATAGCCGCTTGGCGCGGGCCGCGCGAGACTGACGACGCGAGCACCATCCGTGCGCGGCTGAACTTCCTGTGGGCGCTGTATGAGAACTCGCAGTTTGAGAACATTGCCGCATGGGCTAACTACCGCGCTAACTACACGCTCTATCGCAACATCCGCAGCATCTACAATCCTACCCGTCGCCTCGTCAACTTCTACGTGGCCCAGGTCTACCCCGGTGTGCTAAGCGAGGATGCCACGAAGCTACCTGACGGTGTTGCGATCGCTATCCCCTTTAGCGATGACACAGACGACGCGCTGAAGCTTGCCGTCGCACAATTCTGGCAGTGGTCCAACTGGCAATCTAACAACAAGCTGATGGTCAGGTACGGCGGCGCAACTGGCTCGTGCTTAGTGGAAGTGGTGGACAATGTTGCACGGGGCAAGATTACCACGTCAGTACGCTGGCCCGGCCTGCTTGCTGACAGGTCTCTGGCTGATGGCCCGCCTCTCATCCTCGACGACGTAGGCAACGTCAAATTCTACGCGCTGGAATATCAGGCAACCGACGAAGCAGGCGACACTTACACCTATCGCAAGGAAGTCAGCCAAGAGTCTTTCACCGAATACCGCGATGACAAGCTCACCAGCGAGTCGCCTAACCCCTACGGCTTCATCCCGGCAGTCTGGTGCAAGCATGTTGACGAAGGCTGGGGAGTTGATGGTGAGGGGCTGTACGGCGCGCCTGCAATTAGCGGCTCCATCGGCAAGATTGACGAGTTGAATGGGCTTGCGTCACATACCCACGACCAAATCGACATGCTAATTGACTCACCGGGCATAATCTCCAGTGACGGCGGAGTCGGGCGTATTGGGGAACAGGCCAATGCTGTCAAGGCAACTCGCTCGGTGATGCAGGACGAGTTTGCCACAGCGAGTGCAACGTCAACACTGCGTACGTTGCGACGACTACTGCTCAAGGCACCTAAAGGAGCAAGCTGGGTGCCTCTGACCGGCAATCTGCAACCCGAACAGGTCATCCCGGCAATGGATCATCTGCTAACCGAGATCGAGCACGACTTCCCTGAACTCGGCATGTACCAGGAGTTGCGCAAGATGTCTGAGGTCACTGGCCCCGGCGCAGCCCGCATGATGGGTGATGTTTATTCGCGGGTACTGGAGGTAGCAAGCAACTACGACACTCAATCAATCAAGCTGTTTCAGATGGCGGCGGCAATTGGTGGGTTTCGTTATCGCGAGAACCGCGAAGGCTGGCGACTGCGCACTGAGGCGCAAGCTAAATTCGCACCCTTCGGCCTTGACTCGTACGCGCGCGGTGAACTCAACATGGCGATTATGCCACGCCCACTGATTCCGATGACTGAGGATGACACGATCACCCTAACAGGCAAGCGGCTGGCTAACGCTAAGGCTGCGCAGGGGATCTTCAATGACGACAAGGTGCTGGAGGTTGCCGGCGTGCCGGAGGATGAACGCGCGGCAATACTGAGCGAGCGTCAGAAGGAAAAGGAAGCGGCGATTGCGCTGCTACCACCTGCTAAGCCTAATGGTGATAGCCGGTTTATTCAATGACAAAAATTCGCTTCTACGACGATACACCGAAAGTGGTCCTGCCGGAGCTTGAACGATTTCTTAACCATTTGAATCATCTCGTACCCGACTGGTGTTCACATGTTTGGGTTGCATGGCGCTCGGGAGATAGCGACAACGCGTCAACTGTTGCCGACATAATGGTACATTATGATTATCGCTGGGCGTGTCTAAATATATATGCTTCGTGGCTGGAACAGACTGAGGAGTTTAAGCACGAGGCGTTAGTCCATGAGTTAATCCATTTGTTTGTTGCGCCACTCTCTGACTATGCGCACGACATGGTTAAACTGCTAGTCCCTGCCGATGAAGCAGAGAAGTTTAATAAAGCAACGGTTGAACAAGTCCGCGAGCGTTGTGAGTCTGTAACGCAGGACTTGACTCGCTTGATTCTTGAGGGTAAGTCTGACCGTGGAGTGTCACCTAGCAATAAACAACCCTATGCCGCTGATGGTGAGGTTGCAAAAACTTGTTTGCAAACTGACCGATAGTGTGTATGCTTGCCGCTGATGTATGACTCGCAGGTTGATTATCGTAGGTGGCCCACACGTAGGAAAGACGACTTTAGCCAAGCGTCTCAAAGACGAACTTGGCATTGCCAATACGAAGCACAGCGATGATGTAAAGCACTTAGGATGGTCTGAATCCAGCGAGGCAGCGAGTCGGTGGTTTAACGAATCAGGGGAATGGATCATTGAAGGCGTGCAGACGGCGCGGGCACTGCGCAAGTGGCTTAAAGCAAACCCAAAAACGCCGCTAGCCGCCGATTTAGTTATACTTGATAAGCCATTTGACACTCTCGTGCAAGGTCAAGAGTCGATGCGCAAGGGTGTTCATACGGTTTTTAGTGAGATTGAATCCGAGCTTATTAATCGTGGCACGCGGATACACAGACTTAATCATCCGAACGAAGCAATAGACTTATTTCAGGACAGTTACATGCCAGAAGACAACACCGACGCCAAGTCTGACAAAACCTCTGAGGAAGAGGGCAAAAACACCGACGACTCCGCTAAGGGTAAGGATACTGACACCTCAAAAAGTCAGGACGCCGACAAGAAATTCACGCAAGCAGACCTAGACCGCATTGCCGCCAAGACTCGTGAAGAGGAAAAGACCAAGGCAAAAGCGGCCAAGGATAAAGAGGAAAAGGAACGACTTGAGGCCGAGGCTACCAAGCAAGGCGAGTTTCAAAAGCTAGCCGACGATCGCAAGGTCAAGCTGGATGAACTGGAGCCAAAGGTCGCCGCACTCGAAGCAGAGCGCATCGCCTTAACGGCCACCCTTGCCGAGATAGCTGAAGCGGGGTTGAAAGAGCTGCCGAAGGAAGTCAGCGACATCGCTCCGGTGCAACGAGCCGAAGGCAAGTCACTAATCAACCCTCTTGACGTGCTTGCGTGGTTGCCTAAAGGAAAGACGCTTGCCGACAAGCTTAATGGCCAGTCTGCTGCTAAAGGTGCCAAGCCGAGTCCACGCGCAAACGGTGGACATGGCGCTGATACCGACGCGGACAAGCGGGCCAAAGCAATCGCCCGGCAAGCCTACCGAGAATAGGAGACAATTCACATGGCAGACGTGGTTTTAGTAACCGCAGGTCAGTTGCGGGTAGAGGAGTCGCTTGAGCAGGACACAAAGCCTGCTGGCGTCAAGGAAGACGCGGCTACGGGCCGCTGGATTCTTGCAGACGCGTCTGCCGCTGGCACTGCTGACGCTTATGGCATGGCTGTTAAAACTGTTCCCGCTGGTCTGCCCGTCACTGCCATTCGCCGCGGCGTGATTGAAGGCTTCAACCTTGACGATCAGGACTATAACGAGCAAGTGTTTCTGTCTGATACGGCAGGCGCGATTGCCGACGCTGCCGGTACTGCAGGCGGAGTGGTGGGTCGTGTAATCGCAGTCCACTCGCATTTAATCGGTGGCGTGCCTGACAAACTGCTTCGCATCGACTACGCCGGGGAGGTGAGCGCCTAATGCCTAACATAATCCCTTATGGCTTTCGCGACCTTCGCGACCAGGTTGACGAAACAATTAACGAGCAACTAATCCCCGTTATCAATATAGCTATCGAGGAAACCGTTGCGTTTCACAACGAAGAAATGAATCGTGTGCTGGATATCTTCGTGAGGCGTACGACTGAGTTCAAGTTGCGCTACAAAACGCCAACTGAGGCGCGACTCCAGCCCCTTGACGAGCATGGTCGCGCACGCAAGATCCGCGTTGGGGCGCAGTATGATGTTGGGTTTCCACTGCAAGCGGCTGGCCTTGCGGAGGGCGCAACCGACACGACCCGCATCCTTGAAACCGTCGGCGACGTGGCTGAAATCACCAGCACCATGACCATGGCTGACAAGAACTGGATGCTGGATCACGTTCTGGCAACGCTTTTTGCCGTGGCGGACTGGACCTATGCCGACGAGCGTCATGGTAATCTAACTATCAAGCCTCTTGCCAATGGCGACACGCAGACTTATCTCGGTCGTAACGGCAGCACTGCGACAGCCGACCACAATACTGGGCAAGCGGCAGCAATTGCTGACCTGACCAACCCGTTTCCCGGCATCTACACGCGGTTGACGCGACCAATGGGCAGCAGCGGGCGAGTGATTTCATTCGTCGCGTCTAATCTTGTCACAGACATTGGCAACTTAAGCGACTTTAAGGAACCACCCGATCCTAATATCCGCGCGGCTGCCAACACCGAAGAGTTGGTTGGAACGCTTCCCGCCGGTACGCCCGGCGAGCCAATCGGCTACACTAATCGCGTCTGGATTGTCGACTGGCCGCGCATCCCCGATAACTACATCATCTCGATTGTCGAAGGCGGCGAGCGTCCGGTTGCGTTGCGTGAGTACGAGGTTGACCGGTTGCGCGGCTTCCGACGCGCTGGCGAGCGCAATGACTA